AAGGCGCAGACAACAAAAAATCAACAGTTGCTGGCAAGAATGACATGGGCGGAACAGCATCAAACCTAAACCAAGGTAAAGATGGCGGACACCCAGAAGCAGGTGCAGGTTCAACTGTACAAGGTTCAGCACTAAGTGATACAAGTGCAAAAGAAGATAACGCAGGGAATGTAAACGTTCCAGGCGGTAAGGCTTCAAAATCAATGAAGTCACAACCTGGCCACGGCGCTGAGAAAAAGGGCAAGCCAGAGAATGCTGCAAATAAAAAGTCAATGACTGGCAGCTAAGATAGGACCAAAGATGTTTAACTTAACTGAAACACTATCCTTCGACCAAGCTAGAATGGTCGTTGAGTCTGCTGATAACGCTTCGGGTGGAAAGGACCTTCATATGAAGGGAATTTTCATTCAAGGTGGTGTTAAAAACGCTAACCAGCGTGTTTATCCGGTAGAAGAAATTGGCAGGGCTGTCACCACGCTCAATGAGCAGATAGCTGAAGGATATTCGGTTTGTGGTGAAGTTGATCATCCAGAAGGCCTAAATATTAACCTAGACCGTGTAAGTCATCTAATCACAGACATGTGGATGGATGGTGCAAACGGTTATGGTAAATTAAAGATACTACCAACACCAATGGGAAACCTAGTTAAAACAATGCTTGAATGCGGAGTTAAACTAGGTGTTTCATCAAGAGGTAGCGGAGACGTTGATCCTACAGGGAATGTCAACGGATTTGAAATAATCACCGTGGACGTTGTGGCTCAGCCCAGCGCCCCCGGTGCATATCCTACACCAATTTACGAACATTTAATGAACGAAAGAGGCGGGTATAAGGCATTTTTAACTTCAAAAGAAGTAACAGGCGACCCAAAGGCACAAAAATATATTGCAGAGAGCTTATTAAACATAATAAGCAGGCTCCAATAAAGGAGAAATTAATGGAAGCACTTAAATCCCTATTAGAGAGCGATGCAATTTCAGAAGCAATGAAAACAGAAATTGAAGCAGCATGGAACACAAAGATTGATGAAAATCGTCTTGCCGTTACTTCCGAGCTTCGTGAAGAGTTTGCAACAAAATATGAACACGATAAAGGTGTTATGATTGAAGCAATCGATTCTTTGATGACCGAAAAGTTAGCAGAGGAAATGAAAGAGTTTGCTGAAGACCGTAAACAACTTGCCGAACAAAAAGCAAAGTATGCGGTAGCAATGAAAGAAAATGCAAATCTTATGTCAAGATTTGTATCAGAAACATTGGTTAAAGAAGTAAACGAATTACACGAAGATCAAAAAGCAATGGCTAATAAGTTCACTGTGCTTGAAGAATTTGTTGTCGAACAACTAGCTAAAGAAATTGCAGAGTTTGATGAGGACAAAAAAGATCTTGCTGAAACAAAAGTACGTCTAGTACGTGAAGGCAAAGCTCACTTCGAAAAGGTCCGTAAAGACTTTATCGAAAGAAGTGCAAATGCAATATCTGAAACTGTTGACCGCGGCTTACGCAGCGAAATCAAACAGTTGAAAGAAGATATTGACTCAGCACGTAAAAACGATTTTGGTCGTAAAATATTCGAAGCATTTGCTAACGAATATATGGGTTCACACCTAAATGAAAGATCAGAAACTAAAAAATTACTTAAAGTTGTAGACACTAAAAATCAACAAGTTGTAGAAGCAAAAGAACTAGCACTAAAAGCTAAAGCAATTGCAGAAGCAAAAGACGCAGAAGTAAAGCGTTTAGTTGAGTCTAATCAGCGTAAAGAAGTATTAAACGAACTTACTGGACCACTTAACACGGCCCAGAAAGAAATCATGGCAGATTTACTGGAATCAGTTCAAACACCTAAACTACGTTCAGCGTTTGACAAGTATCTACCGTCAGTTATTGACAGTAAAGCTCCAGCGAAGCAGAAGGCAACACTTAAAGAAGGCAAAGAAATTACAGGCAATAAAACAAACAGTTCTATCGAGTCAAGCGAATCAAAACATAATGTGATTGATATCAAACGCTTGGCCGGATTATAAGGAGATAAATATGTCAGAACTACTAACAGGTCGCTGGCAGGAGACAAAAGGTGCCTTAGTCGAAGGCCTTACAGGCAACAAAAAAGCAGTTATGGAAACAACTCTTGAAAATACTCGCAAGTATTTGTCAGAATCCGCAACTGCAGGTGCAACTTCTGCTGGTAACGTAGCAACCCTAAACCGTGTGATCCTTCCAGTGATCAGACGTGTTATGCCAACCGTTATCGCTAACGAACTAGTCGGCGTACAGCCAATGACTGGTCCAGTTGGTCAAATTCATACACTACGTGTACGTTACGCTGATGCTTTCAATAGTGCAAGCGGAACAGACACAGCAGCTGGTGATGAAGCTCTAAGTCCATTCAAAATTGCTGAAGGTTACTCCGGTGCCGCAGCAGACGACAGGGCAGCAGCAACAAGCGCATTAGAAGGCGCAGCTGGTAACAGACTAAGCATTCAGATCTTGAAACAGACTGTTGAAGCGAAGTCACGTAAGCTATCAGCACGTTGGACATTTGAAGCGGCACAAGACGCTCAAAGCCAGCACGGTATCGATGTAGAAGCAGAAATCATGGCAGCACTTGCTCAAGAGATTACTGCAGAAATCGACCAAGAAGTTATTGCAAGTCTAACCTCACTAGCAGGTTCAGCAGCAGAAACTTACAACCAAGCAGCAGTAAGTGGTACAGCTACTTTTGTTGGTGACGAACATGCAGCACTTGCAGTTCAAATCAACAAAGTGTCAAACTTAATTGCACAGCGTACACGCAGAGGCGCAGGTAACTGGGCTGTTGTTTCACCAACTGTATTAACAATTCTACAGTCGGCAACAACATCAGCGTTTGCAAGAACAACAGAAGGCACATTCGAAGCACCAACTAACACTAAAATGGTTGGTACATTGAACAACGCAATGAAGATTTATGTAAACACATATTCTTCAACTGATGACGTTCTTGTTGGTTACAAAGGTACTAGTGAATCAGATGCAGCAGCATTCTATTGCCCATACATCCCACTAATGAGTTCAGGTGTTGTTCTAGATCCAGGCACATTTGAGCCAGTAGTATCATTTATGACACGCTACGGTTATGTAGAACTAAGCAACACTGCTTCGTCTCTAGGTAACGCAGCTGACTACCTAAGTAAAGTTGGCGTAACAACCGGCAACCTAAGCTTCAGCTAAGTTAAAGTCAAATGTTAATGGAAAAGGCCCTACGGGGCCTTTTTTATTGAGTAAATATACTATAGGAGAGTATAATGAAAACTGGTCAAATATTTAAATATTCCGGAAGCAACGCTATTGTTAGACCTGACGAATTTGGGCAAACTCGTAGAGACATTGTTATCAAGAATGGTCGCAAAGAATATGCAATCGGAGACAGAATAAAATATTATGTTGTAGAAAAGAACGGAAGATCCTTTGCAACAGATATTGAATTAAATGAGTAAACACCCATTTTATTAAAATGGATAAATACTTTTGTCAGAGGAATAGAGAACCTTGATAAGGACTTATGCGGTCCCACCGCGTAGACCTAGAACGTCAACATAAGGAGAAAACAATGGGACGTCCAATTAATAAAGATTTGATAGGGTTTGGAACAGGCCGTATCGCAGCAACACGCCACTTTTTTACAAGTGGTGCAGAAGCAACAACAGCAGCACACATTGTATCACAAAGATCAACAAATAAATTTTTAGTAAGACTTGATTCAGATGCAGGCGATCCAGCAACTGGTGAAGTAATGACACTAGTGAATAAAGCTAACGGCGCACTAGTAGCAGGCGAATTTAGAATCGATGCAATCTTAGAAGATTCAACAACTGTACAAGTAACTAAACTACGCAATAGAACAATTCAGTATGAAGGCGGAACAGCAAACGTAGCAAACGTTCGTTGGGCAGCAGGGTTCCACCCAGCAGCAGGCGATGCCGGTGCAAATGTAGATTCTCAGTAATCTAAAGGAGCATTAAATGTCTAGCGCCAAAATACTTGAACACAGTGTAGATCTATATAAAGTCACAGTTAATCCTGGTGGCACAGTAGAATTTAATGCTGGAGATGGATTGTCTCCAGCAACTACCGGCACGTTTAACTTTTACGGCGATCTTAATGTTGTTGGTAGTCAAACTACTATTAACACATCGGAATTAGCTGTTACTGATAAAACAATTACCATTAACAATGGTGAAAGTGGTAACGGAGTTTCAACAGGGCCTGATGGAACTGAAACAGCTGGAATAATTGTAGACAGAGGGAATTTTCCTGATGCTAAGTTATTGTACGACGAAGACCTTAATTGGTACGACTCTCGAAGCGGTGGAATCATTGGCGATAAAGGTGCGTGGGCATTTAAAGACCAGAATAACGAAACAATAGGTGTTTTTACAAATTTTGTTGGAACATTTGGAAGTGACAATTTAGTTTTATTAGGTGAAGGAACTAATGTTGTAACTGTAACTGGAACAGTTAGTTACGAAGAACAACTTTGGCCTTACGTTAATGGTGTAATTCAGCCAAACGTAAACCTACCTGATAGACTTAGTGCGCCAACAGATGACGATCATATACCAAACGTAAAAGCTGTTAAAGATTATGTTAAAGCGTATAATACATACAACTTTACTGATACAATCGAAAGCGGCGACACGACTGTAAGTGTAGCAGACCAAGACGAAACAAGCAGCGCAAGTTTAGCTCTTATTACAGTTGATAGTAGCGAAGTAGCACGTTTTTATCAAGCAAGTATTGAATTACTTGAAGTCGGTATAACAACTAACACAATTTCAACTATAAACCAAAATTCAAATCTTAAAGTGCAGGGCAGCGGAACAGGAAGTGTAGAGTTTGGAACTCCAGCATTATTTCCTATTACAACTGATCCTGAAGCACCAACTGATGGAGTTAAACTTTATGGTAAAGCAGAAGCTGACGGAGGAACTGGTATATTTTTTATCAATCAAAACTCAACTACAGATGAAATTATCAGTAGAAACAAAGCACTATTGTATAGTATAATTTTTTAAAGGAAAACAAAATGGCCATTGCAAGTAATCTAATATTAGCAACAGACACAACAATATTGTTAGTGCCGGCAGAGAAAAAATATGCAATTACTACAATTGTTGTTTGCAACTATGCAACAACAACTGATGCTTCGTTTGCAAGTAGTTTTGATATGCATGTTATACCAAGTGGAGAATCAAAAACTAATGCAAATAAAGTTTTGAATACTATCGCTATGCCAGCACAAGAAACATTTTCGTTTAATACTGAACGTTTAATATTAGAAGAAGGGGACAGTGTTGTTTTAAATAGTCCCGACTCAAACAGATTGAGTGCAACGATTAGTTATTTGGAAGTTTAAATGGAATATATTAAGAAGCAGTCGATATACTCAAGAAAAATTGACAACAATGAACTTATTATTAACAATGACGGTACTATCGAACTTACTCCACAAGCAGGAGCAG